CCTTTTTTACTTTCCGCTTATGTTATAGGAAGAACATTTCTAAAAGGGGCGCTTGCCACTGCTTCCGCTGTGGAAAACTTGAGCCACGATAATCAAGTGATACAAAATGCGACGAGGCCAGAAAATAAACCTACTACTTCAGCACAGCCAATTCTTTCTGACGAAGGCATAGGAAACGCTGTTAATAGCAGAGCAAGAGAGTATTCTTTACTTTCAGTAAGGAAATCTAATCTTTCTGATTCTGCAATAAAATCTGTGCAGTTTACTGATTCGCAAAAGCTTGCGCCAACGATAATAAAATCGAGATCAAATGAGGCAAATAGCTCTTCTCGTAGTGGTATCGTTGCATTCAAAGACGAAGTAATAGATCCAACCTGGATGGAAGAATCTATTTACCCAACTCCTCGAACAATTCCAGGCTACGATATAGCGTTTGCATCAGATATCGCGAAAGCTCTATGCGACAGAAACGACGTATATGATCACGCTTCCTATATACCAGCTCCAAAAGGATTCCATAAAGACGAAGAAGAATTGAGATTTTCTGTATCTGAAGGCTGCAACGATGCAGATTCCAGCAGCGAAGAATCATCATTGCCTGCTTCAAGAAAATATCATCATAATGTACTAAACTTAACACTATAATTATCAACTATTCAAAAGAGAGGCCTTTAAACGGGCCTCTTTCTTATTGCTTCAAATACTCAATAATAACATAGGTTATTGTGTACGCACTCCAATTAGAATTTGTTGTTATGTTCACATTTGTAGCGTCCATATAGAGCTCAATATTGTCATTAGATGCACTTGCGTATGGTATAGGCACGTATGACAATGCAGAGGTATTCGTCGACGCTGCGTAGAGCCTAGTGAGCGTTGTGCGAGTGGTCACCGTAATGCCATGAGCAACGGACTTTGTTGTTGCATTCGGCAATGAGCCAAAATTCACTACCTGCCTAAATACTGGCCTTGCTATTGGCGAAGATGAAGTTCCCGAATTCAAGGCAGGGTTGGGAAAAAACTGCTGTCCATTCACAAATTCAGTTGTGTAGTAATACCCAGAATCTTTTATATTTAGCACTTCACATATGAGATTAATATTTTGATATAACCGTATAAGTAACTCTTTAAACTCGGGCTTTGTAACATCTATATTTTCTAATTCAGTTGTATCCCATACATTTGTTGTTGGGGCAAATGCACCCAAATAACCGCCATAGTTTGTAGGCATTATTGCAACCTCGCCGTCGTTGGTTGTGTATGAAGGACCATCCCTTGTAGTTCAAAATCAGAATAGACAACAGGCAAGCTTAACATCTGCGCCTGACTCGAATAAATTCTAATCTGTACCGCTTCGCCGTCCGTCTGAAAATAAACCGGATGCCAAATAAACGTCTGATACGCCTCAAGAGGATAAAATGCATAATACGGAAACATATCAAGAATTCCTGTTCCCATTATAGTTGACGTCCCCGTACCTTCGCCAAGCATTGAAAGCTCTGTATAAGAAGGATAATAGTCGATAGTCAACATCCCAGACGTTGTCTTCATAACGCCAAAATCTATCTTGGCTAGATATACATCCCGTCCCTTTTCCACATAGGGATTCCACTGCTTTGAGAGAATATCTATTTGAGAAACTCTAGCTACAAATCCGCCGCCATCATACATACTCGGCAATATCGCAGGATTTATCCATATCGTATCTTCATCTATAATTTCGTAAATCTGAAATATAAATTGATTGGTACCAATTGGATTTTGCAAGGGAACATCGAGCCCTTGTAGGTAGATATAATCACCTTCCTGGAGCGTATGATTTACAATAATAAGATTTACTCCGGTGCCATTAGTTGTTACATTACTCAGTTGCATGACGGGAGCATTTTGAGACATGTCCGGTTCTACCAGAAAAACAAATCCCTCTTGATTGCCGGCTATTACCTGCCTAGATTCAGGTTGTAAAATACCGCTATCCCAGGTAAAATTCGACTGCTCCCATGTTGTTGACGTATTTTGCCAAGTTAAACCCTGCTGCTGTTCAAAGTAACCGAAGCACGTAATGCAATCGTCATTGAATGCCCAGGTATTATCTCTGTAATTGAATACAAGAATTCTATTTGGGAATATGTCATCAGGATTTTCATCGACAGAAGGGAATGACCAGTAGACCATTTCAACGTAGTAATCCCGTATTCCTGCTACCCGTGTTGTACCCAAGTTCTGCGTATTTATCTGAAATATTTGATCAGGTATTTTTGTGTCTATACGCTCGACGTTAGCTCCTGAACACGCGTGTACACCCGTATTTCCAATAGTAAGAACTGCTTTATCAAACGGCACCGTCGACTGCGGAGCTTCACACCCTAACTCTGTATTAATTTTTTGCCATACGAATGGAATTATTTGGTTACCCGTGTAAGCCAATTCCCACGTAGATCTTTCAAAATAGACGATAAGCCTATCTTTAATAAATTCTGCAGATGTTATTGCCTCCTCCGTCGTCGCATCTACAAAACCGCCACCATCACCGACTCCTACAGCGCCCGAAACGGTGTATGTCTGATTCGGTTCAAGCCATGCATAAGGCGCGGTATTGCCTCCTGATACTGTCGTTGAAAATGGAGATCCACTATGACAAAATCTGCAGCGATTAACAAAAGAAACATTTGTAGCAGAACTTCCGGGCGTCTGCTCTATGGTATTTAACAATAGTAATCGGTTCTTAAAGGCAACTATAATGCGCGCTGTTAAAACAAAAGTACCGTCGCTTCTTACAACGGTATAAGGAAAGACAGGAAGGCTTCTTGGCGCGGAAAATGGAGCCCACGTTGTTCCATTGTAATACCAAATAGGATCGTCCGTCGCCATTGAGGTAGGAACCGCCGCCTGAAAATTGGAGACAAAAAGTACAACCTGATCTGCAGTAATACCATCCCAATTGCATGTCCAAAAGAAATTTAAGTTTGTCCCATGCCATATGCCTGCACCACTCTGTTGCCAAAATCCGCTTGCAAATATATAAGCAAATTGCGTGTCGAAGGCCCAGGCGGGTTGATTATTAACGGGACCTTTTTCATAAAGGCATAAGCCCATAACTGGATCGGAAGGGTAAAAGTAAACATTCTTTTCTCGAGGGCCATTGTTAATGACAAATGCTCCCGTTGTGGTATCAAAAGTTGCTGTGCCCACCTGCCCATCATTACGAAGCATTGCAGCTGGCGTTCCTAACTGATAGACCGTATAAAAGAAATCACCAATGGAAAATCCCTGCCCAGGATCAAAAATAGCTCCTGGCACCGTTCCTGATATATCGCCATCAGTATCTGTTACACCAACGAGAATAGCCAAGCGAGAACCAAGAGCCTGCTTAGTTAAACTGCCAAGACCCATATATGAAGAGCCAAATCGTTTCCTTACTCGCCCTCTAAAGACATATGCATTATTAAGGCGTGCAAATGCATCCTTGGGGACTCGCCACGGCTTAAGATCTGTTTGCAGACCGGATGCAAAATCTGCTATTAAAAACCTATCCATTGGCATGTTAATACCCTATGGCTAAATAAGAAAGCTGCGAACCTGTAGAGTTATTTCCAGACCAGGTAACAATAAATTGAGTCGTAGACATTGAAAATACGGCAAACCCATTGGAGCCTGCCGACGTTCGATTTGTCTGCCATACTTGCGACACGAGAACTTGGAAAATGCCTTTAAATACAGGAGTATTGGATCCCGTAGGAAATACTACCACTCCTTTTGTATTACTCGCTCCCCCCTCTAAGCCAGTTCCAGAGATCCATGCCCATTTTAAAAGAATTCCAGAAGGGAGGTATGTCCACCCATTTGAAAAAAATCCGGGATTATTATTAGTGCTTAAAATAGAAGCAGTCATTGGTATCTGAACCGCAGCTCCGCCACTCACTATCTTATTTATGAAGAGCTCATTAATTCCCGTTATAGGATTTATCGTGGGCAACTGATTATATAATCCCACTTCCCCTGATGCAAAAGTTGACGGTGACCCAGGAAGACTAGTCTGTACAGGAAAGTTTATCCACTTATGCTTTCCGTAATTAGTTCCGTCAGAAAAATCGACATGATTGACATCTATGAGGCCCTGTATGGCCGTAAAGTTATTTAATATATCAGATTGAGATTGAGAAAGTTGATCAGTAGCTTGCGGCTTTAATTGATATGCGGGAATTGGCATTATTATTCTCCTTTAAATTTTGGCATTAGAATGGACCACCACCCCAACCCCACGCCCCACTACCGGGCCCAAAGCTAGTCTGTTCAGTATAAATAGTGGCCACTCGTTCATTGGTATATTGAACAATAGTTCTTCTCAGACATAACCGTTCCTGAACTTTAAATTCAGGCTCAATAAGCTGGACAGTCTCCAAATCCATTCTATCCTGGAGAATCTTTCGAGCAGCGCCATAGGCGATATATTGCCACCATTCTTCCAACTCAGGTGATTGATTTTTTTGTAGTAATGCGACTGGCCTTACATATGCTTCAAACTGAACACGATATGGCTGATCTGGAACAGGTCTCAGTACGAACTTGTTATCGTAATACATGAGCGCTTGTGGCAACGAACAAATCGATGGCACCGTCTGGCTATTTATAGGTTGTCCTGCTGCAGGAGGCGTTGCAAACGTAATGGTAAAAGCACCCGTCAGATAATTTATAGTATTCGTGGGATCTAAATCTACCGTCGTCGGAGGCGTCGTCGGAAGATTGTTTGGGGCATAAAGATTTCCTTCTATAGTCTGAAATCCCGTCGTTGTATCAATAAGAGGAACATCAATGAGAGAAAGGCCAAGCCCATTCACGTCGATGGAATCAAAGAGAACCTGATTTTTCAAAAGTGTCGCAGGTAAATTGGAATTGGGAGGAACGTTCGTTATCGATTGCTGATAGTTTATAACACCAGTGAACGACTGTGTAATGCCATTCCCCATTACTCCAATAGATGCGATATTATTAACTTTCGGATAAATGCCGAAAAGCTGTTCTCGCGATTGTGTATAGAACGATTGATATCCTGCGATATAAACCGGGTCATGGACTGAGAGGTAGATGTTCTGGAAGTTGTAGAGTTGATTAGTCGTATTGCCAGCATAAGAGATGGTATCAGTATTATACTCGTCCTGAAACGGATTACATATAAATGTGAACGTGGTACGCAGGTTGAACATACGTAACTGTTCGGGAAAATCATAAACAACAAACGTATTTATATAATTGTTTAAATCATCATCACTCAATTGCGACGCTGAAGGCGACCGGGTAAGTCGTCTCACCTTTGTCTGTATTGCCTCCAACGTGTTTGTAGGTGGGTTAATTGGCATAGAGTACTCCTACGTAGCGCTATAAGGCAATACATTTTGTACCGCCGAATTGAGATATAAATTCTGTTCTCCAATAGGAACGACCATCGCGCAGGTATTAACAGAAGGTGGAGGCGATAGGGGAATTGAAAAATCCTCGAAATTTGTCGAATCAATGGCTATCGAAAATGTAGAATTTCCTGTTACCACGATAGGTCCCGTCATCTGATTTATCTGTTGCATGCCACACGAACTGGGGATATCCAATCTGACAATGCAGCCCGTATTGTACTGATGAGCAAACGTTGTTGTAACTAAAGCAGGATTACTTTGTGTGATAGATGCTATAAGTCTCATGGCTGGTTGAAAGACGGGATACTGAAGTGCGTAACAGGTAGCCATACATCTACTCCTAGATCATCGTTACTATTTCAATTCCTGATCCAACAGGGGAAAGATCTTCGATATCGACAAATTCCAAGCTTTGAAATCCAAACCTTCTGACTTTTTTGCCGATGTGCATAGATGCCTTTCCATTATCCTCAACACGATATGCATGCACCGGGTACCATCCGTTTTTATTGAGATGCTTTGCAACTCCTAGTGGTATAGTGCATACTTCACCGTCTTGGAGATTGAATCGTTCGATCTGATCTCCTTTGTAGCACTTATAGGAGAATTCCATGCAACCGCCTGGCGATTCATAAAATCGAAATATACCTTTGACCGGTTCTCTATCTTTTGCTCGCATAGAAGCTATGTCTAGCTTTTTCTTAGGTGTTATTGCCGGTTTTTGTGTGAGATTCTTCGCCACTTCCTGATGTTCCATACTGCTCCTTTTTTTTGAGCGAGAGCCGGGCAGATTTAACCCGACTCATGTTTTGCTATACTAAATGTTTACCGTCCGCCGTAGGTCGATTTACCTGCGAGCCAATACAATGTATCTGGTGAACTTATGACACCAGTATTGCTTGTAGCCCCACTACCTGCAGGTCCAATGATAGGCGTAGTCAACGCATTACCATTGCCACCACTACCAAGAATCATGCCAAGAAACCCTGTATTTACTGTTGAATCAGACAATATGCCTGAATTAGCATTGAAAATAGGATTTCCGAATTGATCTGTTGGTATTTGTGACGCAGTGGCAACAAGAGCAGACGCAGTGTTTTCTCCAAGCGGAGTAACTTCTGGAAATGAGCTTGGTTGTTGTGCATTTGTTGGGAAAGTGAATGCAGTAAAGGATGTTGTATTTATATTCACAGTGAAGTTATATAGATCAACAACGGTAAGAATTGTTCCCGATAAGTAATTGTTTTGTGCTGTAGGATTCAATTGAGTCATTCCTGAAACTGTAGGAATATTGAACCTAATCTGCTGACCGACAACATACTGATGAGGAATAGAAGTACTCACCTGAGCATTAACCGCTTGTGTAATGTTGACGATATAGCGTCGCCGTGGATAAAAAAGAGGATCGTAGTTCACTATTTGATAGAACCCAGCAGTACCAGCAGATCCAGGAGCAGTTGCCAATGGATTAGAAGCGGTAAGCAATGTGAAACTCGTATTAGCCGTGACTGCGCCAACAACAAAATCGATACCATTGATATCAGCCTGTGTCGTCGTTGTTGTCGGGAAGTTAGGAGTAAGCCTTACAATACTTCCAACAGATAAACCAGCAGTGCTCGCAGCAGATACAACCGGTCTTACAGCATTAGTACTTGCTGTAGTTGGAGAAGGGTTAGAAAGTAGTGGAAGAGCCGCTTGATCTTGTCCTGACGGATCATAGAGCGTAAAGCCACCGGTTAAAAGTGTATCACTCGCAAGAGCAGCTGTTGTAGCA